GCGCGCTCGCCGCCCCGAAGAGCCGCCACGCGGTGCTCCGGCTCCGCTTCAGCCACGTGAAGAACTCGATCGTCCGGGACACGTTCCCGGCGGTGATGGCGAAGTGCTTCCCCGGCGTTATATACAAGCTCGACAAGACTGACTGGTACGTGAAGTTTCCGAACGAGTCGGAGATGTGGTTCGCGGGCCTCGACGACAAGGAGCGCACCGAGAAGATCCTCGGGATGGAGTTCGCGACCATCTACCTGAACGAGTGCAGCCAGATCAGTTACGGCTCGCGGAACCTGGTGCTGACGCGTCTCGCCCAGAAGGCCGTGACGTACATCGACGGGCACAACGTGCAGCTCCGCCGGTACGTGATCTATGACTGCAACCCGCCGAGCCAGGCGCACTGGACGTACCAGGTCTTCCACAAGCTGATCGACCCCGACACGAAGCAGACCCTGAACGGGGCGCACTATGTCTTCGTGAAGATGAACCCCGAGGATAACCGCGCGAACCTGCCCGAGGACTATTTCGAGACGCTGGCGTCGCTGCCCGCGCGGCTCCGTAAGCGGTTCCTCGATGGCGACTATGCGGACACGACCGAGAACGCGCTGTGGACTGACGAGCTGCTCGACGCGAACCGGGTCGAGGAGTCACCGGACTTCCTGCGGATCGTGGTGGCGGTCGACCCGTCGGGCGCGGGCGACGAGCAGAACGAGGGGAATGACGCCATCGGCATCGTGGTGGTCGGTCTCGGCACCGACGGCCGCGGGTACCTCATCGAGGACTGCACGGTGAAGGCGGGCCCGAAGACCTGGGGCGAGGTGGCGGTGGCCGCGTACGACCGGCACGAGGCTGACGTGATAGTGGCTGAGACGAACTTCGGCGGTGAGATGGTCAAGTTCGTGGTCCGGGCGGCGAAGCCCGACGTGCCGTTCAAGAAGGTCACGGCCTCGCGCGGGAAGCACGTGCGCGCCGAGCCCATCTCGTCGCTGATGGAACAGGGTAAGATCCGGGTGATCGGGCGCTTCAATGACCTCGAGGACGAGCTGTGCCAGCTCACGACGATCGGCTATCTCGGTGTGGGTTCCCCGAACCGGGCTGACGCGTTCGTCTGGGGCATGACTGAGCTCTTCCCGGGCATCGCGAAGCGCGAGCGCCAGCAGGTAAAACCGCGCCGGACCACCCGCGGTGGTGGATCTGGTGCCTGGATGGGAGTTTGACGTGACCTACGTGCAATATCGCTATTGGAGCATCATCGAGGGCCGGCACGTGGCCAGGCTCGCGGTGCGCAATGACCACGGCGATGAACTTTTTGTGATTGTCCCCCAGGACGGATCGGGGGCCTATAACCGCAGCTGGCGGACGAAGGGCCTCGAGGCGCTTGAGGGCGCGCTCGCGAATGGCCACCCGCCCGGCCGCGTGCTGGTAGACGAGGACTGACATGGCCCAGGATCCCCGCCGGCCGAAGGATAACGGCAAGATCGGCATGCCGTCGAATGACCCGGGAATGAACAAGCGCTCCGGTGGGAACATGAACCCACCGGGCAACGCGCGTGGTGGCAAGGGGCCGGGTGGCTCCGGCTCCACGAAGGGTGCTTACGGTTCCACGAAGGATAACGGCCGCGCTGACCAGGTCGACGCGGAGGCCGAGCAGCGCGAGCGCCGGAACGAGCGCGACCGCCAGCTCCGGCTCGACCAGCAGATCCTGGAGACGGCGCGGAAGCGCTTCAAGCGCTGCCTCGAAGCCGAGGACGAGAACCGCAAGAAGGCGCTGGAGGACCTGAAGTTCAAGGCCGGTGACCAGTGGCCCGCGGACGTGGCGCAGCAGCGCTCGAACGACAAGCGGCCGTGCCTGACGATCAACACCTTGCCAACGCTCGTGCACCAGGTGACGAATGACCTGCGCCAGAACCGGCCCGCGATCAACGTCTCGCCGGTCGGCAGCGGCTCGGATAAGAACGGCGCGAAGGCGTTCGCCGGGATGATCCGCGCGATCGAGCGCGACTCGCAGGCCGACGTGGCCTACGACACGGCGATCACGAGCGCGGTCGACATCGGCTTCGGTTACTGGCGCTATATCACCGAGTTCGAGAACGACCACTCGTTCAATAAGGTCATCCGCATCATGCGGATCCGCAACCCGTTCCGCGTGTACTGCGATCCCGAGCGGCAGGAGCCCGACGGCTCCGATATGAAGTACTGCTTCATCTCGGACCTGCTCACGCGCGACGAGTACAAGGACAACTACCCGAAGAACAACGACCTCGGGTGGACCGAGCGCGGCGCGGGCGACGACCTCCAGCAGTGGATCCAGAAGGACTTCGTGCGCATCGCCGAGTATTTCACGGTCGAGCACGAGTTCCGCCGGCTACTCTTGCTCTCGACGGGCTCGGTGGCGTTCTATGACGACCTCGAACCGGAGATCAAAGAGAAGGTCGACTCCGGCGAGATCGAGATCATGCAGGAGCGCCAGTCCGAGGTGCAGCGTGTCGTGTGGCGCAAGATCAGCGCCCTGGAGGTCCTGGAGTCGAAGCCCTGGGATGGCCGGTGGATCCCCGTCGTCGAGGTGGTCGGCGAGGAGATCGACGTGCAGGGCAAGGTCATCCGGAGCGGCATGATCCGGAACACGAAGGACCCGATGCGGATGAAGAACTACTGGGCGACGGCGAAGACCGAGATGGTCGCGCTCGCCCCGCGCGCGCCGTGGGTCGGGGCCGAGGGCCAGTTCGAGGGCCACGAGACCGAGTGGGAGACCGCGCACATCAAGATGTACTCGAAGCTGGAATATACGCCCGTGCTCGGTGAGAACGGCCAGCCGCTCCCGCCGCCGCAGCGCCAGCCGATGGTTGGCATCCCCGAGGGCGTGGTGCAGGCCGAGCAGTCATCGCAGCAAGACCTGATGGCGACGACGGGCGTGCGCTTCGACATGACGGGCCAGGACCGGATCTATGACGAGTCGGGCCGCGCGGTGAAGGAGATCCGCCGGAACATGGACCTCGGCTCGTTCCACTTTTATGATAACGCCTGCCGGTCGCTCCGGCACGGCGGCCGGATCCTCATCGACCTGATCCCGAAGACGTACGACACGCAGCGCGTGGTGGTGATCCTCCGCGAGGACGACACCGAGGAGCAGATCACGCTGAACCCCGAGCAGGGCGTGCCGTTCAAGAAGAACCCGGCGGCGAAGAACCCGGTCGAGCGCCAGATCTTCGACCCGACCGTGGGCACGTACGGCGTGACCGTGACGATCGGACCGTCGTACGCGACGAAGCGCATCGAGGCGGTCGAGCAGCTCATGGCGTTCGCCCGCGCGCTGCCTGAGAAGGGAGCCCTGATTGCTCACTTGATAGCGAAATACAGCGACTGGCCGGGTGCCGACGAGGCGTACAAGATCTTGCTGAAGGCGCTGCCGCCGCAGCTGCTGGCCCCGGACCCGAACGACCTGCCGCAGCCGGTTGCGATCTTCGTGCAGTCGCTGATGCAGAAGATTTCGCAGCTCATGGCCGAGCGCGTCCAGATGCTGAAGGACCTGACGGACCAGAAGGCGGACCGCGCGATCCGTCAGCAAGAGATCGACCGGTCGTTCGAGGCGAAGTTGCTCAAGATCTTCACCGACGCGAAGACCAAGATGGTCCAGGTCGGGGCCGAGGACGCGCGCAACGCCGTCGAGATCACCGATCAAACCCGACCGCCCCTGCCTGACGGTGCGACGGGTGGAGGAGTAGCTGAGGGCCGTCCGCAGTTTCCGCCGAACCCCGCGGCGGCACCGGTCTCACCGGTGACACAACCTGGGTTTAATGGGGTATAGTGACGGGCAGCGTGGCCGGGCGTGAACCCGGCGTAACCAGCCTGACGATGGCACCCGCACGGACGGCCCGTGTTGGTGAACTTCCCAGGCCCAAGGAGAGCCGTGATGCATATGCTTTTGAAGAGATTGCTGGTTGCAGGTGGATATTGGGATGAGCAGGGCGCCGACGGCGGTGCGGGCGCGGGTGGGGGAGATCCTGGCGGGGTGGCAGCGACCACACCTGAACTGGACCCTGCAGCGGCCGCGACCGGTGGCGCTGAAACAGGTAGTGAAGTGGCGGTGGCGGCTGACCCCGCGGCCGCGACTGGCGGGGAGTCCGCGACCCCGAAGGTGGATGATCCGGTTGCGAAGCGGTACAGCGACCTGACCCGCCAGCTCCGTGAGTCGCAGGACCAGCAACGGAAATCGCAGGAGCAGCTCGACGCGGCGCTGAAGGCTCTCGAACGTGTCTCAGGCACGGTCGCGAAGCCGGCAGACCCGACGCCAGCTCCGAAGCCTGTCGAGGATCCGGAACCAGTCCCGCCGGAGTTCGTTGACCCCGAGCAGTACCAGCGCGACATGGCTGAGTACGCCCGGAAGGTCGCCGAGCAGAGTGCCAAGCGTGCGCTAGCCGCGGCCGAGGCCGACCGGCAGCGGGCGAAGATCGCAGAAGAGGCTGAGGCGCAGCGGACCGCGCACAGCCGGGCGTGGGAGACTCGCCGCCAGAAGGCGGTCGAGAAGTACGCCGACTACGTCCAGGTGGCGGAGAATCCCGCCATCCCGATCACGCCAGCCATGGCCCTCACCATCACGTCACTGGAAAACGGTGGCGAGGTGGCCTACTACCTGGGTCAGCACCCCGAGGAGTCCCTGCGCATCAGTGGCCTTCCCCCGGTTCTTCAGGCCGTCGAGCTTGGGAAGCTGGAGGTGAAGGTCATGACGCCACCGAAGCCGGCAGTCTCGAAGGCCGCGGACCCGATTACCCCATTGACCGGGCGCGGCTCACCTCAGGTGCGCAGCGACGATGAACTCTCGATGGAAGAGTACGCGGCGAAGCGCAGTAAACGGTAAGCGGCCAACCCGGCCGCGACTCTTTGGAGCTTGAACATGACTGCCAATAGCGTCCTGACCCCGTCCCTCATCTCGAAAGAGACGCTGGTCATGCTGGAAAATAACCTGGTCGCGGCCGGGAAGGTGAATCGCCAGTTCGAGAACCAGTTCGTGAAGATTGGTTCGACCTTGACCGTTCGCAAGCCGAACCGCTTCAAGGTGGTTTCGGGTCCGGGTCTCCAGATCCAGGACGTGGTCGAGCCCTCGACCAGCATCACCATCTCGAACCAGAAGCACGTAGACTTCCAGTTCTCGAACCAGGAACTCACGCTGGTCATCGAGGAATTCAGCGAGCGCTACCTGAAGCCCGCGGCCGCTGAACTGGCGAACCAGCTCGACTATGACGTGATCACCAATTTCACGTCGGTGTTCAACGAGGTCGGCACGCCCGGCACCGTGCCCGCGAACTTCGCGGCGCTCGGCGCGGTTGGCCAGCGCATGGACGAAGGTGCGGTGCCGCAGGACGGCCGCGTGCTTATGCTGAACCCGGCCGCGTACTGGTCGATGGCGAACGGCCTGACCGGCCTCTTCGTGACCTCGGTCGCGGAGCCCGCGCTCAAGGGTTTCCTGGCGAAGATCGCGAACTTCGAGATCTACCTCGACCAGAACATCCAGGTGCAGACGGTCGGCGCATACGCCGGCTCCGGCGTGGTGAACGGCGCGTCGCAGACGGGCTCGTCACTCGTCACGAACGGCTGGTCGAACAACATCACGAACCTGCTGAACGTCGGTGACGTGTTCACGATCGCGGGCGTCTTCGCGGTGAACCCGAAGTCGCGCCAGTCGACGGGTTCGCTCCAGAACTTCGTGGTCACGTCGCCCGTGAGCTCGAACGGTTCGGGCGCGGCCACGATCCCGATCTACCCGGCGATCGTCACGGCCGGTGCCTATCAGACGGTCTCGAACTCGCCCGCGAACAGCGCGGCCATCTCGGTCAAGGGCACGGCCTCGACGGGCTATGCACAGAACCTGGCCTTCGTGAAGGACGCGTTCGGTCTCGTGACGGTGCCGCTCGAACTGCCCGAGGGCGTCGACTTCAAGGCACGCCAGGAGTACAAGGGAATTTCGATGGCGATCATCCGCGCCTTCGACATTCAGAACTACGTGTTCCCCTGCCGTATCGACATCCTGTATGGCACGACCGCGTACTACCCTGAGCTTGCCGTCCGTCTGACGAACTGATCAGCGCCTCCGGCCCGCTCCGGCGGGTCGCACCCCCTTGATTCATTGGAGAACATCATGACCTTCGGCAACACTGCACCCAAGCAACTCAGCGACGGCAACTCGCAAGGCACGGTACTCGGCCAGGGACCCGGCAACCTTCAGTGGGACGGCATCCCTGACAAGATTTCGTTCTTCGGCGCGAACCCCGTGCTCCAGCAAACCGCGCTCGGCACGACGACCGGCTTCACGGCGGCTTCTGGCACGGCCGTGCTGTCGGGCTCGACGTTCACTGGCGGCACCGGTACGTCGGCCTACACGATCGGTGACCTGGTGCTGGCCATGAAGAACTATGGCTTGATCGCTGCGTAAAGTTTTCAACACTGCCTTTTGGAGGGCGTATGCAACTCAACCCGCTGCACGACCGGCTGGTCGTGAGAGAGCGCAAGCCGGTCCTGTCGTCGACGCTGTATGTTCCGGACCAGGTGGATGACGGGCTCGTGAAGGAGCTGGTCGAAGGTGAGGTGGTCGCGGTGGGACCGGGGTTGAAGATCAGGGCCGGCGCGAGGGACTCCATGTGGGACCTTCAACCCGGCCTGATCGTTAAGTTCAGTCCGGTTTGCAGCTTCCCGGTCGACGGTGAACCGGGGCTGCTTCTGATCCGGCGCGATGCCGTGGCGGGGGTGGTAGCATGAGCAAGCGCGGCAAGGTCATCATGTATCAGGTGTACGTCACGGACACTGACCTCGGTCACGAGATCCCTATCGGTCCGATGATGGACGTCAAGGACGCGCTCCTGGGGTTGGTCGAGCGGACCAATACGGCAGTGGCGACTGGCCAGCTTCGCGGCTGGAAGGACGCCCACATCAAAACGCTGGATCCGTCGGAAGAGCGCAAGCTCATACTGTCATGATCCCGCGGTTCTTTTTCAAGATCATTCCCAGGAGCAGCAAGATGAAAGCTGAACTCGAGGCGCAGATCGCGGCGCTGCAGACGAAACGCGATCAGGTCGAACAGCAGCTAACGGCGGAGCTGCAACAGATCGACGCGGAGCTGAACGTCGCCGTGGGTCGGATCAACAAGCTCATGGCCGAGATCCCGCCCGAGTTCCACAACCTGACGCAAGAGGTGTTCGACAAGCTGAAGGAATACTTCAACTAGTCGCGGTCAGGTCAACCAAGCCAGGAGCCACTCATGTCGTTTCAAGAATATCCCAAGGCCATGTCGCATCCGCAATATCAGCCGGCCGTCATCTCGCAAGATACGGTCGACCGTGCCACGGGCCGAACCATCAAAGCGCCGTCTGGCGTACCGGCAAAATTCCCCCCGGTCTATGTGAACAACAAGGACCAGGAGGCTCAGTACGCCTCGCTTGGCTATGTGCCGAATGGCGTCTCGGACCCGGACGAGTACCTCTCCGCGATCATCGGGGCGGACCAGCCTCATGGCCACGAGCACGTGGACTTCCCGAAGTACCTGTACACGCAGGATGACGACGGCGACCTCCAGGTGCTGAACGAGGGCGGTGACATCGTCGGCGTGCGCTCGCTGCTGATCGGTAGCCAGGCCGCGCAGGACAAGCTGGTCGGTTCCTGGTACGCGACGCCTGGTGACGCAGCGAACGCTGGCCCCGATGACGAGCCCGCTGGCGAAGCAGAAGAGGCCCAGGAAGGCACGGCCGAAGAAGGAAGCGCCGAGGCAGCTCCGACGGGCCGCGGCCGCCGTCGCTAACCGGAGAAGATCGTGGAGCGCTACTTTAACAATGTCCAGACCCAGTTCGGAGCGCCGGCGGCGTACTCCACGATCACCGTCTACGAGCACGGCACGACCACGCCCCCGCCTCAGGGGTTGTGGAGTGATAACGGTGTGACGGCGCTCGCGAACCCGTTTCAGAGTGACATCAACGGCAACTTCGGATTCTACACGTTCGACGGTCACTACGATGTGTACATCACAGGTCCGAACCTGACACCATACACCGTCAGTGACATCTTGCTGAATGACACTACGTTCGGCCCGGATAACGTCGGTCCGACCTCGTCGCGGCCGGCGGTGCCGACGCTGAACCAGCAGTACCAGGACACGACGCTGGGCCTGCCCATCTGGTGCAAGCAGGTGAGCCCGCCCATCTGGATCAACGCCGCGGGGGTACAGGTATGAAGAAACTCATCGCGGGCCTGCTGGCCCTCTTCGTGGCCACGGCCTGCTTCGGCCAGACGTTCACCGTCCAGAACCTGGTGGTCAATGGCACGTTCAGCGCGCCGGGAGCGGTCTCGCTCTCTAGCCTGGCGACGCAGGCTGCCAACACCGTGGTGGCGAATGCGACCGGCTCGACCGCGAGCCCGACGGCCTTCGCGATGCCAAGCTGCAGTGCCGCGACGAACGCGCTCACGTGGACCTCGGCGACGGGCTTCACGTGCAACAGCTCGATCAACGCCGCGACCCTCGGCGGCGCAACGTTCGCCAGTCCCGGCCCGATCGGCTCGACCACGAAGAGCACGGGGGCTTTCACCTCAGTGACGGCGACGGGCACCGTGCTCGGCGGGTCGCCCAGCGCGCTGATTGGCATTCAGGTCTTCACGAACAACGGCACGTACACGCCGGATGCTGGTACCAACACCGCGGTGATAGAGGCGATCGGTGGCGGTGGCGGGGGTGGCGGAGCGGCAACCACAGGATCTTCTCAGTGCAGCGTGGGTGCCGGTGGTGGCGCGGGCGCGTACTCGTACGGGTCATTTGCGGTGGGCTCCGTCAGTGGCCAGACGATCACGATCGGGGCGGCAGGTGCTGGGAACAGTGGGGCAGCTGGCGGGAACGGCGGCACGACTTCCATCGGCACGCTCCTGGTCGCTGGTGGCGGGACCGGTGGCGGGACCGCGGCCGCGGCGGCGAACAATTACCAGCAAGGTGGCGCGGGCGGCACGACCGCCACGGGCGGTATCGCGTCACGCACCGGCGACATCGGTAATGACGCCTGGTGCGAGGGTAGCATTGGCGCGTTCACGGCCGGCGGCCGCGGCGCAAGCTCAATCTACGGCTCCGGTGGCCAGTGGCAGTACGAGGCGACGGGCAGCCCCGGAACGGGCTTCGGCGCAGGCGGTGG